AATATTCCACGCCAGGTTTGTATGCTTTACCGTGGATAAAAATTTTCATATTATTATTTTTAGCGTGTTTAACTAATTCTTTAGCGAGATTCTCTGCCTGTATTTCTCTGGCCGTCATAATAGAATCAAATAAATCATATCCTAGATCTAGATTTTCCGCTAGATATCTCAAAGCTATATTATCTCTAGGATGACAAGCACCACCGTCCCCCATCCCGGCAGTCATATACTGGGGACCTGTTATACGCATATTTGATCGTGACAGAGCAGACGTGACTACATCAACGTTAATATTTCCCTGTCGGACAGCTACATCTTGTATCATATTGACCAATCCGATCTTAGCAGAAATAAATGTATTATAAAAAACTTTGATACATTCGCACTCGTCCCAGGTGCCTACTTCATATCTGGGATCGTTTTCCATTATGGTTTTATAAAAATCGATCAATTGCCCGGCATCACCGGTAGTACTTCCATCTTCCGTACCTATCATTACCATTTCAGGATTTACCATATCCCAGGAAACACTGCCCATCGCGATAAGATATGGATTGTAGATGAACCTTGTACTATCTGTTAATTGAACAAATTCTCTTCTGGTGGTTCCTGGAAGAACTGTCGAAATTAAAACCAATAACTGATTTTGATTCATAAAAGAATTTACTTCCGACAGACAACTTTTTACGATATCGTATGAAAAATCTTTTGGCTGCAGATGAGAAGTAGGATGTCGACCGTCATAGGCAAGATCGTGAGGTGTCGGTACAGCAATAAAAACAATGTCTCTATCTTCTACAGTCTCTCTTAAAGTTTTACACACCCGGACTGTTGTCGAATTAACTTCGCTGATATCGTATCCAGAGACGTCATGACCTTTTTTGGCTATTTCTTCTGCGCATGGCATCCCTAATTTTCCTAACCCAATAAAACCGATCTTCATTAAGAACTCCCAATAAATACGTACATTATTTATTGGCTAAAAATTAATGGCAAAGATTCATGATTCATTCAGAGAAAATCCTCATCTCACCAACACCCACCATACCTGCTTTACTCTTTTACTTGATGAAATTCTGCAAAAACTAAATGCAAATAATTTTCGATATGTGCATGGCCTGATATCATATTCTGGCTATACCAAAAATACAGATCTGTTCTGTTATCTAAAAGAACAACATCTAAAGGATTTAAGAGACAATAAAATATTTTTTATATTCGATTCTAGCACAGAAGGATATAGTCCTACCTTACATGTTCCTTTGTTCGATATGCTTTATTGGAATTGTAAAGAATACAATGTCGATCCAAAACAAATTATGTACGTTTCGGCAAATTTAAAAGACGAAGAAACTTTAAAAACTTATTGTTGCCAGAATAATGTCAAACCGTTAACAGTGTTTTCTTTTCCATCATTTGAAATGGTTATTTCACACGATGGCATCGATGTTCAAGATAAGATTTCTAATACTGTTAGCTTATTGGAAAAAAATTACAAAGGCAAATATTTTTCAAGTCTTAGCCGAAGAAACAGGCAGTATAGAACCACTGCAACATTTCTGTTATGCCAAGACCCCTTTAGCGAAAACGGTTTGATCAGTCATGATAAAATACCACCGCCAAGAGACTTAACTATTTGGAAAAGCTATCATGGAATATCCGATTATTCCGACGATACTATTATTAAATGGTTTAACTCCTTGCCATTAACCATAGACCGAAATGACTTCGACATAAACTGGGCATTAGACAAATCTTTTGTAAAAATACATAATCAAACCATTTTTCAAATCGCCAACGAAACAGAAATGAACGATTACAACGGAACCGCATTGTTTTTAAGTGAAAAAACGTTCAGACCAATTTCGCAATTCCAGCCATTCGTAATTTACGGTCAACTCGGATCTAATTATATCTTAAAAGAACTAGGATATCGATTGTATGATGAATGGTTCGATCTAAGTTTTGATTCGGAACCGGATCATGTTTTAAGATATAAAAAACTTCTAAGCAGCGTAAACGATGTCTGTAAACAACTAGATAGAATGAATAAAAAACAGCAGATCGCTTGGCGATTTAAAAATCAAGAATTGTTAATACACAATTACCAAACGATGCATAAACAACAATATAGCAGAATAAAACTAAATTCATTAATAGAGAGAATAGTAAATGATCATAGATCGACCAATCAATAGACTTTTCACATTCGGTTGCAGTTTTACCAAATATTTCTGGTCTTGTTGGCCAGAAATAGTGGCTGAAGACCTCGGCGTTCCATTTTATAATTACGGAAAATCCGGTGCAGGAAATCAATTTATAGCCAATATGATAGTACAGGCTGACAGAAAATATAAATTTACTACAGATGATTTAGTAATGGTATGCTGGACAAATGTTTGCAGAGAAGATAAATGGCGGGACGGGGAATGGGCTACACCGGGAAATATCTACACACAAAATATCTACAGCAACGATTATGTGGAAAAATGGGCAGACCCGTTGGGCTATCTAGTTAGAGATTGTGCTACTATCTCTTCAATCAAGGGATACCTAGAAAATTTAAAATGTCAGCATCATTTTTTCTCTATGTGCGACATACATTTTACATTAGATCAAGGTGAAAAAAATACTTTCAATCAAAATTTAAAAACAGTCTACGACGAAATCTGCGATTCTTACAAAGACATTATAACTTTGCCAAGTTTTTATAATTTACTTTGGCATAACGATATTCATCTACATAAATTTAAGCCTCAAAAAGAAGTTTATGAAAATTATTTCGACGACGGGCATCCCAACCCATTAGACCATTTTAATTTTTTAAAACGTTTATTTCCTTATCACGAATTCAAAGAAACAACTATCGAAAAAGTAAAAAAATCAAATGATATTCTTACTGCGTTTGTTCTCGATCAGATTAAAATAAAGAAAAAAAGATTCGGTATATATGAGTTAGATCCGGAATTATTAAGACTAATGGCCAATAATTCACAGATTAAAAAATCTGAAATTTACAAGATTATATGAAAATCTATAGAACCGATGATATCGATCAATTAATGCACAGCTATCACTCTCATTTCCTTCCGTTTGATTTAGAACGAAGAAAATGGCGATGGAGTCGAAAAATGATTGATTGTGATGTTATACCGGTAATAAACAAATCTAGTATTGCTGAGATACAATCTCAGATAGACTACATACGTCCAATGTATAATGATCAAACTATCGTAATTTTAAATTTATTTCATGTAGATGAAAGTACCGATGCTTACGATCAACACAACTACCAATTAAGTCTTTGGAAGGAATTAACTGAAAATGTAGTTATCGTTCATACCAATTTAGAAAATAAATCTAATATTTTTTATGATTTTTTATGGAACCGGCAAAAATGTTATTTTACAGAATACGATAAATTTTCTTTACACAACAGAGTTTGGACCTGGGGCGCAAATATTGAAATGTTTCAATTAGATAATATTGAAAAATCCGGAGAAATGAAACTCTTCGTATCACCAAACAGAGTTTACAGAGATCCTATAAAAATAAATCATCCTAGAATTAAAGCAAGATCGAAACTTAAAGAATTATTATCGTTGTATGATGGTTATATAAGCGATCCACAAATGCAACAAATACTAGAACCGCAACAACGATTTGGAATCGATGTTCTTTTAAAAGGGCAAGGAGGTACTTGGTGGCCCGTGGCTAATCGTTATTACAGTTCTAGTTACATCAGTATCTATGTAGAAACCATCACGACAGGATTTCATACCAGAACTATTACAGAAAAAACTTGGGATCCATTAATCAAAGGACACTTTATCTTGCCATATGGATATCATGGAATGATCAATGACATCATATCATATGGTTTTAAATTACCGAAATGGATAGATTATAGCTATGATCAAGAAAAAGATGATGATTCAAGATGGAAAAATTATGAAAGAAGTGTAAAAAATGCACTGTCGAAATCTCTGACAGAGATAGATGAATTATATCAAAAGGATAAAGAAATACTCTTACATAATAGAAATGTATTTTTTACTCGGCCCTACGATACTCTATATGATAAAATAAAGATATTTAGATCGAAGCACACTGCTGATAAAAATCTATCATAGCTGGAAAAGTTTTTTCAAAATCGGTGTTACGTCTGCGATCATATTCAGTAAACCATTTAAAAAAATCTCTTCGTCCTTCTTTAAGTTTTTCTAAAGGATATATTGCTAATTCCATATATTTCACAACTCTTTCAAATTTTGCATATTCTAAATCAGTAAATTTACTTCGATCCTTGTCATCTAGATTGTCCGCAATGAAATTTAAATGATTTTTCATATAGGGCATAAATTCATCTTTAGGTAAAATATTCATATCATACTGTAATGGCTCTTTTAAATAGGGCGTATCAAATCGAATACGTTGCCATTTGTTCTGTTCATATCCGTTATACTTTGTGCGCCATTCTAAAATCTTTTCTAATAGACTTTGAAAATTAGTTACAGTAAGAATGTTGAATGTTATCATAAAAGTAATAGGCATCTGCGTTTTAGTAAGATAAGTATCTAGATTGTGTTCCCATACTGTTAAATCTAATCCTGTTCTAATATATTCTGCAGGAATACCCCAGGTATCTAAACTGGTAAAAATTTTAAAATCTCTAATGCAATTATTAGACAGCAGAGAATTAATTTTAGATACCAATCGATCGATCAAAACAGGCTTGACTCCAAAATTTGTATTGATATTCAGTTCAAGATCGGGCAAAGGATTCTTTTCTAAATCTTCTAATAGTCGCCAGGTACTGGCCTGTAGCAACGGTTCGCCTCCTGTGATACGCAGTATGGTCAAGGTTTTCCTTACTTCTGGCCACCAATCCCACCATGCATCTACGTACGGATTATCTTGTTCTTCATATATTTTAAACCAATCGATATCATTTCGATGATTTTTTACCATGGAGTAGGGACCGTGGTCTTTGATTTCTTTATAATACGCACTGCTATGTTTAGGATGACAGTATCCGCATTTAAAGTTACATTCATTACCGAAAGAAATTTCTATATATTGCGGATTTACATTTGCTATTGGATCTGCTTTAATTGAAGAGAATCTTTCCGGAGTATAGATACTGGCGTTTCGTTCTTGCCTATCACTGATATATTCTTCTCCTAAATTTTCGATGTTCCAACAATATTGGCAACCGCTGGGCTTTTGTCCATTTAGCATCTCTAGCCGTTCGTGTTTCTTTTGTTCTGTATTATGCAGAGCACTAGGATCTATAATAATCTCATCTAATGGAATTTTATGCGGCGCTGGATGATAACAACTGTGTGTTTCGCCAGTCTGGAGATAGATAGTAGTATGATGCCACTTGGCCATACAGAAGGTCGGCGATATCTCATTCATTATAGGAATGAATTTCTGTATTCTGATCCTATCGTCCATTTATAGATTCTTTAACTTTATTAAATTCCGATTCTAACCAATCAAAATCATTGATTAATTTTAAAGCTTCCGGATCGTTTTTATTATTTTCACCGTAAGTCTTTCCATCTCGAGCACCTAAGAAAGCATAAATGCCAAACGATGCCGTGTCATTCATAGTAGACCAAGCGGTTAATCGATCCTGTGTTTCAATGTCATCTTGTCTATCTATGATTCTACTTGATAGTTTGCAGCATTCTCTAAAAGCACTTTTCCAGGTATTAAATGGGTCAGTATTAAATACCGTAATATTACTGATTTCAGGCATAGCTTTGAACCATCGACTGATGCTAGTGGTCATATCCGTTGTCTTTACATCTAAATTTTGCGTGAGAATTTTAGGTAGTAGTTTTACCCCACCGTACCCATATTCTAAATCGTTAACTGGATTGCGGCTTCTCCAGACATGAACACATTCTAGATCTTCTTTAGGAACTACATAGTCAAAATTAAAAGTATCAACAATCTCTGCGTCACCGTCGACTACCCAAAACATTTTAGTGAAAGATCGTTTAGCCGCAGCAATATGAGCCTGATGTATTCCCTTGATGTTAGATACACGTTGGGATCGTGGAAATCTAGATTTAAGTCTAGCAAAATTTTCTTCTGCGTTCGGTTCTCGATAACTAATAAAGATTATATCGTACATTGTTGATAATAGGTCATATTTAAATTAATAGTCTCGTCGTATAGATCTAAAGTATATTTGCTCTGCTTTGTATCTAGCCAAGGCCAGTCTAATCCTAATTTAGTTCGTAAATGATATCCTAGATCCTGTGCATCGTGTTCTACATTTAAATGTGTTACTTTGGTTTCGTAAATTTCTCTCAGAACTTCAAAATCTCTGACCTGTATGTAATCCCAATCTGTACAATTGGTCATATATGTTCCCATTCTAGCACCTAGAATCGCGTATATTCCATTTTCTTCGTGAACACCAACCGTGCTCCACATGCGTAATCGATGGATGTTATGCCACCAGATACGTTCTTTAATTTCTTGTGCAGGAACTCGAATACCATCTAACAGTGTCATCTTTACGCCTTCGCGAAATCCAGCACGCCACGCTTGGAACGGCGATCCTGTAATTATGCTGTGGCTATAGACTCGAGGAAAGTTTCGGTATCCATCTTCCCAACAGAAATCTACCTGCGCTCTATCACTGCTGGCATTCTCGTGCGTGCGCATATTTAAAACGAATTCTTTGTTCCAAATTTTTATCCCACCATTGCCATAGCGCAGACCATTTATAGAATTACGACCACACCATCCATAGACTTTGATCTTAGGATCCGACATATCGAGATCGAGATCGAAAAATTTAGGATCTACGATATTGTCAGCATCCACGGTTATGAACCATTCTGTTTCAGATAAATCAGCAGCGGCTTTATGTGCATGATCTGAACCTTTGATTCCGTGGACACGTTTAGCCCAAGGAACCTTATCGCAAAGATCGGCATAATGCAGATCTGCGTTAGGTTCGTCATAGCTTAAAAATATAATATCAAATTCTACTATTTTCATTTCATTTCTAACACATAATTTTTAAGAACCCGTCTAGTGTATATGCTAAATTTTTTTGGTAGATTTTTACACTTGATCGTTATTTTATTATCAACAAGATCTTTTAACAAGATATTAAATTTATCATACAAAACATTGGGATCATTATATTCTGTTATATAAAAATTTAAAACAGTATCTCCATCCCAAATAATATTTCTTTTAATCAATGGTTGATATTTGGCAGGCAGTTTATAAGTTCCATGAAATTCCTCAGTTAATTCAACAACGATTTTTTTAAGCCGAACATTGACAGTTAGATATATATCCGGATTATCTATAGAAGACCAATTTTTATCAATTATTCTGTGCAGTACATCATCGATCATCGATACCGTCTTTTTTTCTATCAATTCAAAAGTAAGATTTCTAACATCGACCGCACAATTAAAAATATTAATCTCCCCGTCGATTATCATTTCTGCAGTATCTGAATCTATTTTTATAACATTTTTACTATCGCCGAATGCGGTGGTGGGGCCGACGGCCAATACTGCGCCAGACACAGAATCAAACATGGCCATATATGAAGTTTCAGGAAATACTATCTCATCTAAAAATTCTATTTCTTCCAAGCCAATTCCTCCAATACGTTTAAATTTTCGTCGTTGATGAATTCTTTTTCTACATAATGCACGATGCCAGTTTGAGAATAATTGCCTATTTTTAATTGTCCTTGTTTATTAAGATAAAGACCTACATGATGGGTGACTAATTCTGCAGGCCACGGCCAGTTTTGTATCATCGGCTTTAGATGTACTATTTTTGGAAATTCTAAATCATAAGATATATCATCTTGTATTCCTAATATTTTTGCGGATAGAGCAAATGCTTCGTCGGTGCCCAGTATCTTAGGTTTATGTTCGCTAAGAAAAATATTTGAAAATTCTTTAGGATATTCTGTAATGTTTCTAACTAGCGGAAAAAATTCCATCGATATCTCTGCACTGTTTTTAAAGAATGTATAAAAACTATAAAGGTTAGGCAATTGATTTTTTTCAAAGGTCTTTCTATAATGATTTCCGGTAACTATTTCTCCTCTATATGTATAGGATTTGTTTGTCACATATAAATCACAGTTTTCTATAAAATAATCAACATAATGACTGTAATCTCTTAAAAATATCATATCTACATCAAGACAGATAGTATTTTCGAAAGGAGTCAATCTATCCATATAGCTACGACCGTCCCAGAAAGTTTTATCTGACCATTCTATGATATGATCGAACACCCACAAAGATTTGAATCTTGCCAAATATTTCTTGTTGTTGATGACGATGGCCACTTGATCGTATCCCGGTTTCTGTGTATTTTTTATACTCAACGCCAATGCATAAGCCATCTTGGCATAATCAGGACAATTTTCTTCTTGTTGATCGACTATTAACAAATATCCAAAATTCATATTAGTTCTAACAGTTGTTCTGCATTACGAACGATACTGGCCTTGTTCATAATATGGACATCGAGATCCTTAACGGTAGTTGGAAAATATTTTTCGTCGGCTGTGACATTGACTAAAAATAACATTTTACCGTGCTTATCTACTGAGTATAAAACATCTTTGTCTATGAATGAAAAAACTCCAGGAAGGTGCATTTCTGATTTTGTCTCAAATCCATCAATGATGTGCTGTGCGATACTAAATGCTATATCATTTCGATAATTCCTGACCTGAAATCTAAACAAGTCTGCGAAATATTGATAATTTTCTTTAACGTAAGATAATACTTCGAAAAAAGATTTAGCATATTCATTTTTCGTAAACATCACTGTAGTGGCCCAATACAAATGAACTCCTGTATCCGACACATACCTATCATGATATCCTAATCTTCGAGGACCGACTATGTCGTTAATAGCTCTTCCCAACAATACTCTATCACTATATCCCCAATAATTATTAAGATTATCCGAAAATATCAAATAGTCACTGTCTATTAACAGGGTCTGATCATACGGTGTTAACTCGTACGCCTGATTTCTATTAAGATTAACGAATGGTACGAATTTAGAGTTGGCTCCATCGTGAAGTTTTCTAGAATTATCAGTCTTCGGTTTGTCGGTGATAATGATTTGATCAAACACATCATTAGCTTTTTCGAATATGTCCGATTCTTTCATCCAATCTAAGGTTGTATCGTCAGTGACCAAAGATACGGGTAACTGCAAATTTTTTTTAGCGAGGCTGGCAGAAATTAGAGACATCAATGCATAATCGACATCTCTATTGTTGTGTGCAAATATTAATACACCCCTAGTCATAGATCTAGTAATTTCTCCATAGATCTAGCTTTTTTTAATTTCTGAATAGAATCAAAGTATTCGTTGACCGTGGTGAAATATCTGTCCATTATTTCGCCTTGGAATTTCACAAGATCTTCTATAACGATCGGATTATTATTGTTATCTAGAATAATCACGTTTGTCTCTCTACCAAAATCTATTAGAGCTTTTACGAAACTTATTAATTCTTTATCAATTTTAAATATACCACCATTGAAGCCATAGGTTAATTTGGCTTCGGATTTTTCTTTTAGGATTCGTTGCTGAGTAGAAAATGTCTGACGGAAATTGGAAAAATCCAACGCCGCTGTTAATCGATCATCCATATCTTTTCCTATAAACTGGTAAGTTTATTTATAGGTGCTACGGATAGGTATGAAAATTTATGTGAGGCTAATAGCCGATAATGAATAAGAAGGACTTGTTATAGAAAACGTGCCTGTGGGATATAAGGCTCCTGCTGCTTTTAATTCTTCAACTGTAAGAGTCAGCGTGCCGTCTACGGTATCGCCGGGAGGAGGCGGACCACCATCTGAATAATCATCTCTAAGAGTTATTCGTATTTGAACTTGGGTGGCCGTTCCTGCGGTGTTACTTGCGACATCACAGGCAGCTTCTAATCTATAAAAGTTGGCCGAATAAGGAGTGCTAAGTCCGGTTTGATAAAAAGTTTGATAAGAGAGAGTCAAATCATAAAAGTTTACGAAAGCACTAGTGGCTGCTCCAAAAGAAATCGTTCCAATGTTTGCTAAAAAATTAGTCCAGGCGTTGTTTTGAGACGTGGAAGATCCTGCAGATCTACTGCCTATGATCCTTATCTTGCCACCACTGTTAAAAAAATGTCTAGCATCATTTGAATTAGCGAATGTCATTGTTAGAACGGCCTGGGCCTGTGTGCTCCAGGACGAACTGGTCGTCTGGGTAGCCTTAGTCGAGACGACAGATTGTCCTGGACCTATATTAAA